CGGTTGTTTTGAGCTTACAAGCTCCATACCTCGAGATGAGGTGCATCGCCACGTAGGCGGCTATATATGTCTTGATCCTTCTCAAAGACATCTTGATCGTTAGATCGCATCGACTTGCGTCGGTTACACTCAGCTGGATAACATCATTGGTGACATAGAAAATGATGAGAAGCCGTCGCTATTATGCGAAGAGCCTCTATTGCTTCCAGCATATCCTGAGTATATGTGTTCTGGCAGGTGATTGAATTTGTATCTCAACATCGCCATCAGAACCGAAGAGTAACGCGGTATTACTCCAGACAAGTGTTCAAAGAGCTCTTTGACTTCTTGCTTGCCTATCACCCGCAGGTCTGGTCTCTTATTTAGAGCTTGGGCTAGGCACTAGACCGTAGCTTAACCAGGGGGTGCATTAGTTATTTCAACTAATACGTTGGAATTTATAGTGTATTCGACTTGATACGCTACCTCCAACTAGATGACTGTCGTTGAAGCTTGACAGCCTTGGACGAGTATCTATAAATAGTCATACTCGTTGGGTGATCCATATTACGTTAAACTTCCGTTTGGATCTGAAGAATTGAAATATACCAACCTATGTCCTGCTGATGCCTAAAGTGCGGAGTATACTACGTATTCGCAGTCCCTCGCTGTTGACACTCCGTTCGGTGCTGTTAGAGATGCCGCAGCTGTATTGGAATTGTTCATAGTAGCAACTATCCTTCCTTGATTAGTAAGAGTGGAAGTTATTGGCTATATTTCGACTGAAACTGCAGTGACTTTATAATTCACAATCGACGTTAATCCTATTAACGGTCCCGATGTGGTAACAGATGCAGTAGTTTGAGCTCCAGTATCTGGTACTAGTGTTGCTCCATTGTAGACTCGAATCCAATCAGTAGTTGTGATTGACCATGGCTGCAATAACCAAATTGCATCACCTGTAGCATTCGTCGTTAGGGTGTAGGTTTATTTCCTACTAACAAGTCCAGTCTTGCTTGCTATTGGAGTAGGAACTCTAGAAGCTGTGTACTCAGGACACAGCATTGAGCAGATCGCTTAAACTGATACTCCATCGTAACTTTGGCTCAATTCATTGTAGCTCTAATCCACTTCTGACCATTGAATGTTGCGTCCAAGTGAGGCATTGGTGGAGAAACTCGCTCCCTACCTCGGGTAGGGATCATCATTAAGATCTCTGTCATTGCCTGTCAGAAAATTAGTCACTGATCGAACTGGCTTAAACTTCTGCAAATAATCCCAAAGCATACTTGCTCCTTTGCCCGCAAGTGAACCTAGAGCTTTGAGTATCAGTGGAGGTATATCGTCAGCCACGAGTGCGCAGAGAGCTTAATGTCTTTCAGCATTAGTTTTGAAAGGAATGTTGGACAGCTTAAGCGTTTTCCTAACCCATAAGGACTATAATTAGTTATCATTGAGTTTGAGCAAGTAAGCCATGACCTTCTTAAAGTCTTCGTCTCCAGTACCTTCCTTAATCATTTAGTACATCACAGCAGGGTCTTTCTTGATGTGAACTGCTTTTAGGACCTTGTTCTTGTCCTTGCCCGAAAAGCCTTTCGAGTATTTCTTACTCAAATCTGGCTACCATTCCCTCTTTGGTTGTATCTAGTCTTCCTACTTATCTACCATCACTTCAATGCAATATTAATTTTATGAACGTACACCCGTGTCACCAAGCAAGAGTTGATTACCATCCATGGCATCCATTAAGGTACATAAGCTAATACCAAGCTTGTCATTAATCTGATGCTCATAGTGGTAGTGCAAATCTTACTACTCGAAGAATCTTTTATCATTAGACTCTATATGGTACGGTTATCCATATTTAAATGCTCGGACATAACACAAGTCCTCTAATATCTTGCTCGCTCCTTCAGCTTTGACGGATGTCCATATGCAAGATGCATGTACCAGTGGATCAGAAAGGAATTTCTTATTGCTCTTCATGTAGAACTGTTTTTAAGTCAGCAACTTGCTATAATCTCTAGTGAAAAACAAAGAGTCAGATGTTCCATGACTAAAAGACCATTTTGAACAAAAATCGATTTAATCAAAATTTCCGACTGAAAAACCTTTGAAGCACTATCCTAACCCGAATATGCCTTATTTCTCGAGGCTCATATTCACTTAAAGTTGGACTCCGTATGCTATGCATATCTCACCAATAGCAGTCAAGTTAGAATCATCTCCAGCTGCTATTACTAGTAGTTCTTTAACCAACCAAGGTCTAGGTACTCCAGCCTTCCGAAGGTAGAAAAACATATACATGATGCTTCTCCATGTATTCATCATTGTTGTTGCTGTAGGATGTCCAGAGAATGTGGTGCCGTGTATCTGAAAGCAAACCCAATCCATGTTTGTTACACCTTCTACGTATCTTCCATACTTCTGTGACCAATCTTAGTTCCATTATTTTACTTGATCTTTAGTAAAAGAGGGACCTTAGATATTGGTGATCTAAGTGAAGATCATATTATCCAAATTTTTGACACTATTAATCATGTCATCAACGAGCTTGTCCGTGTTAACTCCCTCAGTCCAGGATTGCATGTTCCTTCTTAGCTCAACCTTGAGTGGCTCTCTCCAAGCTTCGTATATCTGCTAATCTACTATTTATTACAACTTATAGTGCTAAGCAGAATCGAAAGCTGAGCCGTCGAAGGACACGTTCTAATGTTGAGTAGTCATCACAGTTTGCAAGATCTCTTCCAACTATCCTTTCTGCAAACCCTAAACAAACCCTTTGTATACTCTTTTCTGTGATTTCCACAGATATCTCTATATGCTAGTAAGCATACCGCAAGTAGATGCAGATGGTATACAAATATTCCTTGGCCTAGAATCCTGATTATCCAAGACTATCGAATCTCCACATTGTTCTTTTGATATGTGAACTTCCCCTGACTTGACCATGTTCATGAAACTTCCAACGCTACATTTTTATTACCCCGATATTATCTTGTGTGTGGTCGTAAGGTATTTTTACTTTTTGGCGTGGTCGTAATCATCTTTCTGTCTCGTGTCCTCGAACGGGTCCATATCACAAATACCACTGTCAGATAGGTCTAAATTCTGTTTATAGTACAGTAGAAATTCATCCACCATCTCCTTGAATTCTGATAAAACTTCATCAGAAGGTTATTGGCGCGAAGCAAACTGTCTCTCATATAGTGCGTATATTAGATTTCTTTGGGATTTCGGATGCCACTCGTACTCGTAGCCTTGCTTGACTACATTTTAAAAACCAGTGCCTAACGTCTTTGTCTTTGTTGTGAGCATTTTACCATCTTTGGATATTCCAGGAGGAGTTCTCTTCAGCCATTAATTTATAGCATCAGTGTTTAAATGATGTTGTCGTTGAACTTCCTGTGATGAAGCCAGGTGGTATGGAATGTGCTTCACTTGATCGAGCGGTTTCTCATATAAGTAATCAACCTCCTAAAGACTAGCCTTCGTTTGATCAGCGAATTAAGCATTCTTTTCTAGTTGTATTGCCTTGCTTGCTGTGGCTAAAAACTATCGAATCACTATTTTCGCTTAAGGTCTATCAACAGATGAGATTGGTTAATTGTAAAGTTAACGGCTGTAATGATCTATGCTCGCATTACCCAACATCAACTCAGGTATTTTACGTTGGACTTTGGTGTAGCTTAATAACGATCCATCCTGGAAGATGTTCCATCCGTCGGACTCGCGGTTTTCGCCGTTCACGTACTTTACATTGTTTGAGAACAGTAACATATTAAACTTAACAAGAGTTTACTTGTGCTCCATCCAATTATTAGTGAACCTGAGAGTCCATTTTTAAAAATTATCAGCATAATCTTTTCTGACTTTGGTATAGCTTCCACCTACCATTCCGTTAAGGGTGTTAGTCAGCCTGCCGAGCACGGTTTTTCTCTCAAATGGTGAATACATAAATCTGAGATCATCAGATGTAATAGCCAAATCTTTATAATAATCAATGGTGGCATCGAAACTTTTTATTTTGGGATCACATCTTTTGGTCAACTAGTCCACCATGAATTTGGATTAAACTGATCTTAAGCTTTGATGTATCGGCAACCAGACAGGTAGTATGCTGGAATTATCACCGACTCTGTAGGGAACTATCTTCCTAAACTACTATACCCATCCGTAATCAATCATGGCATCACTCTTCTAGACTTCGACCAATGGGTGAACATAACTTATCCCGCTGCCTCTAGTCTTCATCGTTACTGTGGAATTACCATCGTCTCCACGATATATAACGTATTAGCCCTCCTTTTCGGGTAGCTCATATTTACCAGGAACTGGATAAAAATTTAGTCCAGATATGTACATGGTGCAGTCTTGTTAAGGCTTGAAGTTCTCCAAGTAATAATGAACATCGTTCATTATGTATTGCACTTTAATACTCTTATCATCAATCTTGACTAAATACCAATAATCGTCATCATCATTTGTTGAGGTGACTTAACATAATTCATTAGGTCTTATAATCGAAGTCAATATCTTGGCTACTTTCTCTCTGGTGAATCTGTCGAGAGTTGAAGCTTGTACATATATATCGTCGATTTTCTACTTGACACTTTACAAGTGTTATCGCAAATGCTCGTAAGCTCTATCACGGACTTTTAAATCACTCTCATTGACTTCACCTGGTATTCTGTCTTTTTGTGCAGCAGCTTCCAAGCAATAATCGATATTAGCTGATATACTGTCAGAAATCATGTCATGTTCTTTTTCAATGCTTATGTCGGGCTAGAACAAGTTCAAGCTCTATGCGTCAATGCAGCGTTGGGCATTCTTAAGCATCAGCTTATTAAACATATCTTAAGGATCCAATTTCGGAGCGGAATCTTGCTATGAACCCAAATCTTGTTTTTACTGATTGCCTTCATTAATAGACAGGAACTTCTATTCATTTTGATCTATAATGTTGATAATCGATGGATTTGGTTGAATCTAATTAGAAGCACATCCCTATGCTAGCTGTCGTACCTTTGTAAACCTGCTGACCATACTCTTTTAGCCAGTGAAAACGTCATATTTCAATACTCTCTCAAGGACTTAAATATCTACCGATATTCTTAGTTCACCTTGTAATATGTTCGCCATAGATTTTGCCGCAAATTAGTAATTCTGCTAACAAACCTATAGTTAGTTATGTATTACTTCCTTTATTGAATCATCTGGCTATATTTCGTCTACCAATTAGCTGATCTGCAAGACATCGGGAGCATACTCGATGTTATTCGCGATCTCAACTTGCAATGGATCATTAATTTAAACCTCTATCAATTTCTCAATCTACTCGGCTTGTTGAACTTCCTTCCTTGGTAGCCTTAATGCCTTCTTAGGTTTCACATTAATTTGTTTGGCATCTATCTCTAGCCCGGGGGGAGGTTAACATGATGCGTCGATAAGTTTAGGGACCACCTATTGTTCTCCACAGTCGTTCAATGATGGCTTCAGCTACTAAAATGACTTCGGTGATTAGCATGGAACTTCGATAGGTTTGGGATCTAACTTTACCATACTTTCTTGTTTCCAACATGATGCATTTGCAAGACTGGGATTCGTTTGCTTAGCTTAATTTTACAACAACAGTTTTGGCTACTATTGTTTAGGTACAATCGAAGAAGAATTAGGAGTTTTTGAAAGTACTTGGTTTATTATACTCATATCTGTTCTGCCTGGCTAATCAAGCGGTTTTTGATTCCCTTTAAGAGCAGTATAGCGTTCGACCATGTGAGAAGTTATCTTTGGTTCCCTAATCGGTCTGTTTAATATTACCATGCCTTCAATATAGTCTATTAAACATTTTTCTTTTCTATACCTGACGAGAATTATTCCATCTTCGGCTTCATCGGCGTCTCCGAATTCTTATATACCAACTTATGAGTAAATCTTGATGTAAACACTGAACTTGCGAGAAAATGCGTGCAACATCTCCTCGGTCAAGTTTGGCCAATACTAATCTCTGTTTTCATAGCATAAATCCAATATCTACTATTCAGTTATATCATCAGTAAGTTAGTATAGCATTTACAATCCGCAAGTCCCGTCGTGTCTTGCAGTTATCAACCTCATGTCTGGTAAGTGGATACCCTTGGTTATCTATCTAATATAATCCATGTTTCTTATATTCAGATCAGGCATCTGCCATTCGAGTATCTAAACTTCTTAAGCATAACTCAATCTCAAGTCATCGAGTCCTTCACAATCATCATCTTAATCGATATCTTAGAAATACTATCTCTAAGCAGGCTTGCGAGATACTTAGTCAGGCTATCTAAGTTTCCAATTCATGTCCCTTTAATTACTCTTCTTGGAACCTAAGAGGTAAGCAGCTTCGTTAGAGCATTGAGTCATTTCAAGTCCTTCATCGCGAGGTGAATCTCGGGAATGATCTTGGGATTAGTCTTACCATAGAAGAGGCATGTCTTCTTCAAGATTGCTCAATCGGTCATCAACAGCATCTAAGTCGGAAAATAATACTTCATCTCTAAATTAATGTGAATAGTCAGCAATAGAATCAAAGCCCTCTCCATCAAAAAGTGGGACTAGGTTAACAAGATTTTATTCCTTGATGAGGTTTTCCTGGATCAACTTATTAGCCTCGTTTTCGTCATATTACATTCTTATCATCTGAAACATCAAGATAAACTTATTTTACTCAAAAAATGCGTGTTTATCCTCGGCCTCAACGTAAGCTTACCATTCTCTTTGTAACTGTGTTGACACTGACTATCCGGGTTAGTAAAATCTACCTCTTATTCTGTTGTTAAATACCCTATCTCGTACTGAAGTTAATAGTATTGAATTTCTATTTTTCCTAAAGAATTCATTTTTATCTTAAGCTTATTAATAAGCATTAAATTCCCTAACTAATTGTTCATGTGGTTATTACCCTCGCTCGAAGTACCAACCTTTTCGCTATTTTTCCTTGTAGATAGCTATTCTCTCTGAGACAACCTAACTGATCGAGCTATTGTTATTATCAGATAACACTTACCTTGATTCATTGTCTGGATATTGCTACAGTTCAATTATTATCTATTCGAGATCATTCGATCCTGCTCTAATACATGTGACTGCAGATCTCAACAGCCTTCTAGTCTTAGCGCTAATTGAACTTTAGCACCTTCTAGATATATCTACTAGGTCAGTGCATAGTCTATTGATGGTCTCTATAGTCCTGGTCTTAGCAAGCGTATATTACATCAACGTCTTTGCAACACAGACACTAATATTATCATAAAGCGACTATTCAATGAGCATCATTCTCGCTAACACATTGAAGAGTGCTGTCTAGCACCTGCCACTTGGTTCATAGTAATGATTGACCCACCATATAAATGCTTCTCCGGGCGGCTTGAGTCTAACATCATCAGAATCTCTCTTCATGATTTTCTCTTTGTATCCCACGAATCTATCGAATTCATTCTTAGTTACCGCTCTATAATTCCTAGGATTATTCATTGAACATGAGATAGTAGTTATATCTCTTTACAACCTATCGTCCTAAACCTTAGTCCTACAAACTGGAGTAAAAGTAACATTACCTAACATTGACCTATTCTAGCAGAGTTGTTCGTATTATGTTTCACGCTAGTTGTAAATCCTGTCGTAATCAGACAAGTCTGGTCTCAAGGGCATAACACAGTTCATTCTGTGCGATAATGTTTTGTTGACCTCCTCAAGTGTAGTATCAGAGTTAAGTGTCAATAACCTATTTCGGAGACCATCTTCACGTATGACAGTTCCATCGTAACCGTGATCTGCCAGTAAATAGAAAGTCTGAATGTATTTTGAGCCTACATCAATCGTCAACGTGTCGTGATGGGACATCTGATTGTAGAGGTTTTGCAAGTTGGAAGCATACATGATGTTGTCTACAGTTCTCATGAGAGTGTGCCCACTGTGCTATGTTGACGTCTTCATATCCTTCATCGAGATTCCGCAACCAACATTTTGAAGCACTGCAAGAGCATCAGAACTCAAGTTCCCCCTCATCTTGGTGACGAAATTTGATCCCTCTCTCTACAACATCTGGTGGTTAGTTATCTTGTCATCATTTTAGACTTATCTACCAGTTTTACTCGAATGTAAACTAACGATAAGATTTGACGTATGGTGAGTAACTGCTTGATTGCTAACGAGTTCCACTTAGAATGTGGATCCAAGTGATAAGGGTTTTGATTCAGTTAAGTTGATGAACAAGTAGTTATCAGATTGCTTAACTCCAGACTTGTGCCAAATTGTAGGAAATTTTTTCTTGCATAGTCCTGTTAGGAGCTCAACTTGTCTCTTGGACATAAAAGATTAATGTCTCAAAGGGAGATAGATTTTCCCACAGAAAGAACCATATGAGTAAAAAGCTTGATGATCACTTTCGTGCGTGTCTGGTAGATCTTACCATCCTAACACACTCATCTTCACTATATCTTCAATTAACTTGAAATGGGAATGTTCACTCTCCACTTTAAGATCTATCTGTAGATCACTCTCTCTCTATCTATTAATCTAGTCCACGTAATCATCGATTTGTTTGCAATACTATCTGTGGGACTCATCACTGAGGTGAACCTTAGCTTATGCTACGAAATTCTCACGTAGTTCGTCCTATGTAGGCATCTATTTCTTCTAGACAAAAACTTTTGGCTTCTAAATTTGCTTAACCAACCCTCTAGCGTAATTCTATGCTCTCCTCTGGCTGGAAGTAAGTGTATTGGTAATAACCTTACCGTTGTTGTTGGTATTATTAGCATGTTATTTAGCTTAGATGCTCTACTTTTCATCGACATTCGTGATGGTTTTCGTTGTTTCATGCAACTATCCGTTATCAAACAACTTAAAAACAGTATGATGTAGATTCCTTCCATTCTTAGGTAAGTATGCCATAACGTGTCCTTGTGTATCTGTAATTTTGACGGCTATTATGGCTCCATTCTGGACCCATGAAGAAGCTGGATATCCTTCGGACTCATATCGCATGATATCATCTAAGAATCTCTCCCCTCTAGTAACTCCGTGTGTGAACATAGAAATTTAGTTCATCTAGCATATTTTTGTCAACACAGGCAAAGTCATGTAACCCTTAGTGCTTTACGCTTAACAATCAGATACAAACTAATCTAACACAACCCTATCATTGTCGAACTTCAACATTTAAACAAGGGAATAGATTGCACAGTCTAGATCGGGTGGATTGAACATATAAGAACCATTACTAGTCTAGTACATGTTCTTCTTGTGGTAATAACCAAAAGATCCACTGGTTACTGCAGCTGGCTAGAAATCATTGAGCCTACTCTGAGTAAACTGACTAGGTATACCCTAGCCTAAACTACCCAATTAAATGTCACAGGATGAAATGTTGACAGGATAGTTTACCGTAAAACCGTAAGGTTACCATCTTACGTAACCGTCGCAAGGTTTCATGGTAACAAACTCGTTCTTATCCGAGAAACGGTGTATCTTAACGTCATAAGTGGAACAAAAAGCCGTTGAGATCTTGTCAACCGATGCCCAACCTACTATTTCGCATTATATATCTCTGGACTGAGACAAAAGTTGTATATCACGAACAACAAAGGCCAAGTCCTCTTACAGTAATATTGTTGGGATGAAAGTGGACCAATCAACTTTCAAGCCCCTAACCACCAAAACTATAGTTGATCGTTCATCATTGTGATAATGAACAATGGAGTTGGGATCTTCGTGATCTCTAACCACAAGACTGTAATCTGGACCATAACCGTAGACTTTGATCGCGCATAGTGAATTATTAAGATCTCTGTGCTTGGACTATAGAATGTCAGGTGATTACGAATAATATTTATACGTAGAGTTGTGTTTAAATACAGGCTCGAAGTGATCATCGTGGTAAATGAACCTTTTACCGTTAGCCCATTGACTCTTCTTGCACTTAAGACGAAGGTCACAACAGGTTGGAGTCCACAATGCATGCTCTTATTCAACAAATACCGTTGATTTGCTATCATTACATCTAGATGCATGAGCATAAGTTGAGGCTATCATACATTTGTGGATGATAACTCCCTGAATCAATTAAGTTGAAATTTGATTCAGCTACTAAGTTTTGCCATTCGAAATCAAATCGAGACACTTAGGAACCAACAAACAGCAGTTGGCAAGGGATAGAGTCGGAATCGTGGAGAAAACTTTCTCACTGACATCTATCCCTTTTAGATCAATTGATATAGTTGATCCACAGCCTTCGCGATAAGTATGGAGCGCGTAACCGCTATCATTCTAGACATATAGATGAAGAGGTTGCCCTGTGCCGGAAATCGAAATCGTGAAGATTGGTTCGACACACTTATCAAGGAAGAACTGGTAAGTATTTATAGCGCGTGGCGCTGGCTATCGGTCAAATTTGTTAAATTAAAACATTGACGGACAGCAAAGATAAA